TAATCAAGCCAAAGAACTTCTAGGTATAGATATGACCCCTACAGGTTTTATTCCTGAAGATGAAGAAGAGCTAAATTTATACATGGAAATTAAAGACAGGCCAAAAATTGAAATAGCCGAAGAAATTATAATTGACTATATAAAAAAGGTAAACAAATGGGAGAATATTGAGGAAGATAAAAATAAAGATTTAGTACACCTTGGAATTGCTGCTGCAAGAGTTTTTACAGACCCTATTAATGGTGTTAGTATAAAATATGTCGATCCGGAAAACTTCGGTCATAGTTACGTTAAAAAGAATGATTTTAGCGATGCCTATTACTTTTTTGTTGTAGATACTATTTCTTTAAGTGAATTAAAACGTGAAAGTGGCTATGAAGATATAGATTTAAGAAAAATAGCCGAAGCTTATGGTAGTGCTAATGATAGAAAATTAGTTTATTCCACTTGCCCGATTAGAGATATTTTGACTATTAAAGTAGATGTAATGCGTTATTGCTTTAAAACATCTAAAACTACTGTATTTAAAAAAATTAACAGGAAAGGGAAAACAGTAAAAGTCATTAAAAAAGACGAAAACTTTAACCCTCCAGAAAATAGAAAAGATTATGGTAAATTAACCAGTACAAAAGACACATGGTACGAAGGCAACTACGTTGTAGGAAGTGATTATGTTTATGGTTATAAAGAATCTGAAAACATTGTAAGAGACGAACAAAATAATCCTTTAGCACCTTTTATTGTAAGAGCAACAGGTATTTATAAAAATCAGTTACATTCCTTTTTAGATAACATAAAAAATATTGCAGACCAAATGCAATACGCTCATTTAAAAATACAACATTTAGTTGCAGAACTTAAACCGGACATTATTGAAATTGACGAAGATATGTTGGTTGAAGTTGACCCAAAAACTAATAAGAAAACCGTTAATAATGAAGTGCTAAACATGTTAAATGTTAAAGGTGTTATTATTAAAAAACGTGTTGATATGGGAGAAATGGGTGTAAAAGATAGTGCCGCCGCAAGACCTTCATCACTTCAACAAGGGTCTGCTCTAGCTTCTTTATTAAACATTTGGGCGCATTATTACAACCTTATAAGAGATATAACAGGGGTTAATCCTGCAAGAGATGGAAGTTTACCTGCCGATGCTTTGTTAGGTGTCAATAAAATGGCACAATTAGCAAGTAATACCGCTACAAAACATATAGTTGATGCTTCAGTAGATTTTAATAAAAAGTTAGCCGAAGTTATATCTAATAGAGTACACGATATATTTTCTTCAAAAAATGCAAACCATTTAATCAAAATTTACAAAAAAGCTGTAGGAAGACAAAATATTGAAGCCGTTGAAGCTTTAAAAGATAGAGGGCTACACGATTTTGGATTTACAGTAGAAATGATCCCAACTGAAAAAGAAATGCAAGAGTTTAGAGAAGATTTAGCCATTGCTTTAAAAGAGGGAGGTATAGATGTAGAGACTAAGAATGAGGCACAACAAATAGCAAGGACTAATGTAAAATTAGCCAATCAATACCTATTTTACAAAAGACGTAAAAGGATTAAAGAAAAACGTGAAGAACAGGCCCATGCTTCACAATTACAAACACAAAGTAATATCCAAGCTTCACAGGCCGCTACTCAAAATGATATACAGTCTTATGGTATGAAAGTGAAAATGGATTTACAAAAAGCCGCTAAATTATCTCAAATAAAATTAACAGAAGAACAGGCTTTATTACAAATAAAACAACCTCACGAAACACAAGAATTTAAACAAGAGGTATATTTAAAACAATTAGAAGTAGCAAGTGCTTTTAATTTGAATAAGTATAAAGAAGATGCTAAAGATTCAAGAGTAGATAAACAATCTACAAATCAGAGCAAAATGATTGAACAAAGACAATCTAATATGCCTTCTATTGATTTTAATAATATGCAAGATGCAGATAAATTATTTCAATAAAGTAGTACTTATTATATAAATTATTTGTACTTTTACAGTCATGTTTTCATAGATAGATTAATGGATTAGTTAAAAAAGCCTCTTAAATTCGCGTTTAAGAGGCTTTTTCTATACTATAAGTACATATTATTTGTATTTAATAGTATTTATTTATTACATTTGCTATAATTATAAATAATATTTATTATGGCTTTTGGGATAAAAACAACAATAGACGAAACAAAAAAAACTGGTTTTGAGGAATTAGAAATTAAAAAACCAGAGAAAAAAGATGAAGAAATAAAAGAAAAAAAAGAGGTTAAAGATACGCCCCCTGCTACAAAAAAAGAGGACACACCTCCAGTAAAAGAACCTACTGTAAAGAAAGATACACCCCCTGCAAAAGAAGGCACACCTCCAACTGCATTAACAGACGACCAAATAAAAGAGTATTTTAAGTCTAAAGGCAGAGAAGTTTCTAATGTCGAAGATTTATTTGAAGAAAAAGAGCCTACTGTTAAAGAGGTAGAAAAAATTGTAAATCCTTATGAGGGGCTTTTAGATGATGAAGACGAAGCGTATTTTAAATTCAAAAAAGAAACCAATGGCCGTACACGTAAAGAGTGGGAATATCTAAAAGAAGACATATCTGCAAAACCCGCTTTAGAGTTAGCCAGAGAGAAAGTACGCCAAGATACAGGCATAAAACTATCTAATGAAAAAGCAGATGCCTATTTAGAAAAAAAGTTAGGCATTGATTTAAGTGAGCCGCAATTAGAAACAAACGATGAAATTGAATTAAATGCGTTTGCGAAACCTTTTAAAGATAAATTAATTGCCGACCAAGAAAAGTACCGTACTCCTTTAGAAAAAGCTAAAGTACAAAAAGTACCACAAAAACAGGTAGAAATGGTTGAATTGACTAATGGTCAAAAGATACCAAAAGAACAATACGATAATTTAGTAGAAAAACGAAACGAATATCTTGACAACATTAAAGAGGCTGTGAACAGCGTTACAGCAACAGAAGTTAAGATGACAATAGATGATAACGGAGAAAAAAGAGAGTTGAATTTTAACTACGAATACTCTAAAGAAGATAAGCATAGTATGTTATCTGATGCGAGTGATGTAGATGCAACAATTAAAAACCGCTATCAAACTAAAGACGGATTTGACCACAAAGGGTTAACAGAGGCTTTATGGTGGGGCCAAAAAGAAAATCAGCAAAAAGTTATTGTAGCTGCTATGCAACAAGCAAGAGCAGAAGCTATCGAAGAAATGATAGCCAATGATAACAATGCCAATTTTAGCAGGGACTCACTACAAACCAAGAAAAAACCCGATGATGGCTACGGAAGTCTTACTGGGAAAAGCGATTCTAACGAATTTGGTGTAAAATTTTCCTTAAAGAAAGGATAATTATTAACATTTAAAATTTAAAAAAATGGCTTTTGTATTAAAAACAAATAACAATTTAGGTACACCCTCATTGGTGTCTCCTTCTGGTCAATTAGCGACAGCCGCTACATTTATTGACCCTTATACTTACGCCCAACAATATGCTCCAGACCTTTTAGGCGAGTTGCATTTGCAAAAAGGACGTGGTAAGATTATTAAATTTGCTTCCTTAACAGGTAGTGAAAGACCTTATGCCGCAGATCAAGTAATTCATAGTGAATTAGGCGACTTACACGAAGCTTCTACTGGTGTTTCAGTAGCAGGTGATGTGTTTACATGCCCCAATGACCATAACTTACGTGTAAACGATAAAGTTATGATATCTGATGGCGTTATCGAAAAACAAGCAATTGTTTCTGCTATTACAAGTTCTAAAATATTTGTAGGTGAAAACGTAGATGCAGGTGCTTTTGGTTTTGCCAATGCAGGTGTTGGTCCTGTTACCGTATCATTATTTTCTAACTCTTGGAATAAAGGAGAAAATAACTTTACACAAGGTAGAGAAGATACACCAGATTTTATTACTAACTATACTCATATCACAAAAGAGTTTTATGAAATTAACGAAAGTGATATGGCTCATAATACTTGGGTTAAAGCTCCTCAATATCCTGGAGGAGAAGGTTGGTATAATGTTGAATTAGGACGTACAATGGATAAATACGATAATCTTATCGAATTAACACATTGTTTTAACAGACGTGCTGTTGCGGGTTCTGCTGCTGCTGTTGCAGGAAAAGCACAAGGTATGAAAGGTATCATACAGCAAGTAGAAGAACGCGGAAATATCGGTAATGAATATATTACAGGTATTGAAAGTTTATCTACAATTGCCTACCGTATTAAACAACAAGGTGGCGCAAGAGCATATACAGTTTGGTGCGATCATACACAAATGGCAGACTTTAGAAAAATGTTAGCCGCCGTAAACGGTCATTTCCTTAATGGCACTAATTACGGAATCTTTAACAATTCTAAAGAAATGGCCTTGTCATTAGATTTCCAATCTGTTACTATTGATGGTGTAACTTTCCACTTTACTCCTTGGACTGTTTTAGACGATCCTCAATTGTTAGGTTCTGCTTTATTTTCTGCTACTGCTCCTGCCGCTATATTTATTCCTGCGGGTGAAACATCAGTTTTAGAAAATGGCGATGCTTATATGTCTCCATATCTTACTTTAAGATATAGAAAAAAAGAAGGCATCAACCGTTACAAAAAAATTGATTTCTTTGGTGGTTCTATTGGTACTCCTCATAAAAAGGACACAATGGAAATGCACATTAAAACAGAGCAAACAAATCAAGTTATTGGTGCAAACCAATGGTTTGTTATAAGACGTGGTACTGGTATTTATACTGGTTCATAGAGAATAATTATTAACCATAAAGGGTAGGGTTTTTCTCTACCCTTTATTTTAAATTTATATTAAAAATGGATAGTCCAAACAATGTTTACAAATTAACAAACGGAAAGAAAACAGGCGGATGGCAATTGCCCCTTACAGATGTTCTTATTGAACAAATTAAAGATGGTAAAAGTCATGGTCTAAAAAGAATTAAGTACGTAAAAGGTGTTGAATCATTTTTTGCCGAAGACTTAGCCGGAGATTTAAAGCCAGTACAAATATGGTTTGACAACGGCGAATTATCAGTTGCAAAAGTTGATAAATTGACTAATGCTTTACTTATGGCACACCCTTGGTATGGCAAGTTTTATGANTTNTACGATNCNGACAANGAAGCCGATAAGAAATTATCAGAATTAAGAGTAAAAGGCGAAGCTCGTAAATTAATTGAAGAATCTGATTCAGAAAAATTAATAGCCATAGCATTGGCTATATTTGGCGTTAATGCTTTTTCTTGGGGAGATAGCAAATGTGAATTAGAG